CACCTTGCTCATCTCTAACCAGCTAAACAGCGGTTGGCTAGAATCAACCTCATCGCTTGGCCGTGTTGCCTTGACGCCAGCAAGATAATCCAAGAAACGCTTGTTATAAGCATCACCATATATGTCAGTGACTATTGGCTGTTCTATGTCTTGATACATGCGATCAGTGCTAAGACGTCCCATGCTTTTGAGATCTTTGTCTTTGGCAATGGTTTGGAAACCACGATCAGTCATGAAGTCATCTGCATATTCTTCAACTGGCTCTGTAGCACTACGAACCACGATGTTCTTTTCTGGAACATTAAGGACACCACGTAGGCCTTCCATGGTGATGTAGCTGCTCAGAGGCATGGTGGTCACGAAATTGATCTGCCAGATCTGCACGTTCTGCTGATCAACAAAATCCAGCTTGTCATCCTTGAGCCATATGGGCTGTGTCATCTCTACCAGTCCAAACTGGCTGAGATAAAGCTCTGCTGCGTCCAGCTGTTCATCGCTGGGCTCTGCTGCTAGCTTGATCACATATCCGTATTCTCTAGTGCTTTCAGCAAGATATTGTCTGAACGACTTCATGGCCATAGATGCTCCAATGTGATGTTATTTAGCGTCTCTTTCAATTTCACTGAGCTGTTTCAGCAATTCGTTGCGGTCCATCATCGTGGCTTTGACATCAAGAGGTTCATCTACATCATGTTTTGTTGCCCTATCAAGTTTCAATTTATCTAGCTGCAGTTTCAACATCTTGAGCTTCTTATCAACCTTGGCGTTCTTGGCATCAACTGCTATCTTCAGCATCTGGCTGCTGCTGCTGAATATTTCACCAGCATGACGTATCTCTACATTCATGCCAAGGTCCTGAAGGTCCATGTGAGCCTTGATAGCCAGATCAGCCAGTTCATCCATCTCTGTATCATGGAGATCTTTGCCTCGAGTAGCAGAAAGTTGGCGATCAATATCATCTGCAAGCGCCAAAGCTGCCTTCACATCTTCATTGCTTGCACCGGCATTATCTGCTGTATTGTCAACTGACTCCACATCAAATGCTTCTTCAAGAGTCTTAAATCTATTGGCCATGATTGATCCCCTGCTATACGGATTACTTACCTTGCGAGTTGTTCTAAAATACCAGACATCTCAGGATTTACATCTGCAAATTCTATGCCTCGCCTTGCATCTAATGTCCGATTTTTGCGTACATAGTCTAGCAAAAACTGCTCGTTGGTTAGGTGCCAGTTGCTTACTAATTTTTTGTTAGGAATCATTCCAAGCGCTAATTCATCAGATATCCACCTTGTGCTTCTAGCGCTATTGCAGGTTAAACACGCGAGATTACATAGATTACTAAGGTTAACAGTGTGACTTATCAGACTAGGCAAATCTGATACAACTACATCCCATTGTTTGGCATATGTACGGGCATTCAAGCGAGGACTCTTGGTCCCTAGTTGCTCTTTTTTGGTGCATCTATAGCAAGTAGCCGGCGGGTTATGTGCTAGCATGTCATCCCGCAGCTGTTGCATGAACTTACCATGAAAGAAGCTCGAATGGTGCGTCTCTCCTTGTAACGGCGGCCAATATATGCAACAAGGTGTTGCATTACCAGCGGGCGACACATCTTGATGAAACCAAGGGTACATGCAAAATGGGTTTGGCTCAACCATCAGCGTTTTTTCTTGGGTTTGGTTATATAGATATCACTTTCTGTTAGAATACGGAAGGTCATGCCATTTTTCTTGCACCACGACATAGCTGCTGCCCACTTGGCAGTATTCAATATCAGAGAAGCTTTATCACGCTTGCTTTTAGCGTTCTCTACCAATGCTTCCTTGCTGGGTTTTACCTCTACCACCTCTGCCCTTCGATTGCCATTCTTGTCTTGATATAGTACCATGAAATCTGGTACGTATTGGCTAGGTCTTCCGGTAAGCGGATTTGTATATGGGATTCGTATGCTCTCGCTAGCCCACTGTATCACGCTAGGATGATTATCCAAGAAGTTCATGACCGTAAGCTCCCAGCTGCTTCTAAACACAACTTCCTGCTTGCCAATCAATTTGGCTGGATTCTTTGGTACGAACCTACCTTGGCTATATTTGCTCATTGCATACCTAACAATGTTCCAAGTTCTGGATTTATGTCCATCAATCTCACGTTGCGCCTTGCATCTAAGAACTCTGTGTGTGCTCGTAGTTGCTTAATCCAATCTCGTTGCATCATCGGCGCTCCGTGTCCAAGATGGTCAATTATCCCATCTAGAAGATACTTATATCCTGGAAGATTTGTTACCAATCTCTGATATCTATCTATGAGATGTACCTTGATCGTTGGCGGAAGGTTGCGAGCATCGTATATCTTAGGGGAGTACAATGGTATGAGATTGAATTTGATCCCGTTATAGTGATCATCAGCCCAACGTATAATATCTTCGATAGCATGAGCATTAAGAGTACCGTAGCACAAGCTAATGCTGGTGCTTAGATTAGAACTCTGATCCTTTGCATTGACTATCTGTTTGAAATTAGTGGCTATTGTAGACCAATCACTGTCAGATCTAATGTAATCGTTCAATTTTCCATGGGCATCAATGCTGCATTCTATGTGTAACCATCTACATTCTCTGAGTATATCTAACATTTCAGGATGCAAAGCAACCATCACATTGGTGGTAAAATTTAACTGTAGTTGTCCTAACGTTCCAGCCTTGTGCATCTTGACCAATTCGCGCAATATCTGTTCTTGGTGCAACATTGGTTCACCACCAAGGAATATCAACTCTACAAAATCATTTACGTTTTCTTCACTCAATGACCAATTATGTTGTTTTATGCGCGAAGGTTCCTTGCCCTCTGCTATCTCATCAGCTATCCATTTTGAAGATCTGGTGCTGTTGCACATGCGGCATCTCAGATTGCATATATTGCTTAGGTTAAGTTCTTCGCTGCGCAATCTTGGCCCATCTCGCCAATCAATGTCTCGAGATTTGGTTATGTTCCAAGCGTGCTTTCTAAAACTCCATCCAGATGTCTTTTCCATATAAACGCATGCAGAACATCCTCTTGGTATGTTGTTTCTTAAGAATTGATTTCTCAATTCTTCAGCTATTGGTCCATGCAGATATGAATCTCGATCAGTGTCAAATTCGCCGGTTGTCCAATGGCAGCATGGTTGTATCCTGCCATCTGTCTGCACCTGCTGATGATACCACGGTACTATGCAATAGGGATCTGACATCTACCATATATCCAACATGTCATACAGTTCTTTATTAGCGTCTAACAAGGCTGCATGCCTACGAGTGTCCAAGAAATTATTAAATGTTGTAAATTTCTTAACCCATGCATCATGCTGCATTGTTGCAGGTTCTTTTAGATGCGAAATCATAGACTCTAATGCATGCCTATAATTTGGTATATTATCTAACAATGCCATGTATCTATCTGTAATCCAGATCTTCGCATCGTTGGGCAGGTTGCGTGCATCATATTGATTAGGTCCGTTTACCATGGTGATACCAAGTTTGATATCAGTCTTGAAATCTGCTAGGTATTGTAATAATGGATAGGCAGCATTGGCATTCAAGACGCTATAGCAATGGTTGACCCCAAATCCAAAATTACATAACTGTTGTGCTAGTTGATCTAATCTGCGCAGGTTTTTATCAATTTCATGCCAATCGCTGTCAGATCTTATGTATTCGTTTAATATGCCGTACCCATCTATGCTGACGTTTACCCATGTATACCTACAATATCTTAGAAGGTCGAGCATTCTATCAGAGAAATAGATCGTCCCATTGGTGGTAAAATGTAGGATCAATTGATCTATACTTCTGGCATTTTTCATCTTTTCTAATTCATCGCATATCTGCTCTTGATGCAGCAACGGCTCGCCACCTAAAAAATCTAATTGTTTTATGCTGGTTACCTGATCAGGAGACAGTCGCCAATCAACCGATTCCAACGCATGTGGAGTCAATTTCATAGCTATCTCGTCAGCTGCCCACTTAGTTGACCGCGATGAATCGCAGCTTCTGCACCTCAGATTACACACGTTGCTTAGATTGACTTCCTGCCTGCGTAGTGTCGGCGCATCTCTCCAATCTACTTCGGCATCAGTGGCTAATATCCAGCCATGCGTGCGATGGCTCTCGCCAGTCTGAGTTTCAGCATAAACGCAGTGTCTACATTCATCTGGTATATTACCCGATAGCATATCCAACCGTAGATCTTGCATGAATTGACTGTGGAAAAAATCACCATAATTGCTGTCAATTGGGGGTCCGGCCCAAGAACAGCAGGGTAACATCTTGCCGCTGCTCTGTACCAATTGATGATACCAAGGCAGTATACAATATGGTTTATCTGTCATTGTCCTAACATTGCCGCAGCTATGGTAGGACCCAGGGTTGGATTCTTGGTCCATAATGGCGCAGGATTTATACCAACATAACCAATTTGGCTAGTGGGTAATCGTATGCTGTTGATGGTAGATAGGAAATCATTCATCAATATGCCCTGTTTAAAGAGGCTTGTGACAGGTTGACCAGTCTGTCTCGCATAGTATGTGGCCATGTTTGCCAAGACTTCTATCAATTCTTTTGGAACGTCTGGACCTCCGAACATACCATATGCAAGTTCATAGGTAGTTGAGCTCATGCTAGTTACATATCGAGCTGGGGCCTGCGAAAGTGCATAATTTGTATAATCATTGCTTCCGGCAATGGGAGTGCCATCACCAGTAGCAAATTGCCAGTTACCGCCTTGGTTAGTACCCTGCAGTTGACCACTCTGCAATGATAGTTGCTTGCGGATGTTGTTTTGTAATATATCTCGCCGTCCTGACATATCTTACCTCAATAGCTGCTAAAATCTGTGTACGGGATCACAGTTGGCGGTGGTTCATTGTCACTGGTATCACCGCCAAACACGCTTGGATCATCTAGATAACCAAAGGAACCACCTGTGCTATTAGTCTGTGCTGCTCTATCTTGCAAGCTAGGACCGAAGAATGGTTCGGGTGCAGGTTGGTAAGCTGCATCGTTATAACCTGAATAGATCCCATAATTGTCATAGTAGGGATTGCCTATTGCTATGCTTAATGATATATCTCCATTCTGCACACGGCGACGAGCAGCAACTATCTGCTCATACTGCGTGAGATAGCGCGGTCCGTTTGAACCATAATATGTATTGAGATAATTATGGTATCCAAATGCTGCATTTGGACGGCGTTGTCCTGGGAATCTTATTGGTAAAGCTGAATTAAGTCCAGGGTCGTTTGGCGCACCTGGACGGCTGCTTGTGGTGCCAGAAACTGGATCCCAGCTGTAGGTCTGATTACTACCCACGCTCGATCTTACCTGTCCTGCTCCAAAATTGAAACTACCAAATGATCCTAACAAATTGAAAATGCCAAAACCGCTGACAGTGGAGAAGTTATCAGTGATATCAAGTGAGATATAACTGCTACCACCAGGTAGCTGACCACCAGGCAAGCCTGTGATACCATAATTTTCGCCTATGGGAACGTCACTATAATAACTGCCAATGCCCGCAGATCCGTATACTGTATCAGGAATGCCAACACTCGAGGCATAAGGAGATTGTCCTGTTGCTTGATCTGGACTCTGATTGGCAAAATTACCATTACTACCGGGACCAACCAATGTATTGTAACTGGTTCCACTCATGCCAAAGGCTGATATTGTGCTAGCACTAGGCCTGGTAATGTCTCCAGTAACTGTGTAATTTTCGTTATTATGTGCGTAGTTTTTGCTACTCCCAGTGCCTTTTCCTGTGGACTTTGCAGAAATAGTAGGACTCTGCACAGGCGGCTCAAGGGTAGGTTGACCTATATCAAAACCAAACTGGTTGGCTAACTCCGGCGTTATCGTGCCAGAATCATACTGCACGGTTTCATAAACTATAGTCATCTTGAGATCTTCTAAACCGCTGTCAGATGTATCGTGACTGCCCCAATCTATGCTGGATATTTTAGGATTCAAATAGCTGGTTAGGGTGTATTCTTTGCCAAACAATGCATATAAATCCAAGCTAGTAAAGAAATTGACCTGTTCAACCAAAGGTCTCAATCCCCAACCAGTGCTATCATCAAACGTAGGATCAGTTGGATTTGTACCCATGGTCAATGGAGATTTATATCTAGCATCACCAAAGTAATATGTAAAATATTCTATCCATAGATTGAATGGTTTGTTATCTACTGTATCATACATGCTGATGTTGACAGGACGGTATTCAGTCTTGGTATAAGCGTATCTCTTGCGATTGTATTGGTTTAGCTCTTTTTGATTTACTTCAATGTTTGGTTTATCTATGGTCTTAATCTTAAAACTTATCCCAGTCTGCCCGCCAATCAACATCTGTGCCGGAAACATACTCAGTGCTTGAGAATTTACATTGAAGGTGGCATAGAACATGTACTTGTAGCGAGGAATCGCGTACATGAGCTGGCCGGGCGCTTGTGCCCCAAAATACCAAGATGCATAAGGTTTCTGTCGTAATATAGTGGTTGCCATGCAGATATTTAGCCATACAAAAAGACGCTGGTTTTGGCCAGCGTCTTGATGAATATCAGTTTATATGGCTATTAGCCAACCATGATACCGCGACCAGTTGGTAGCGGATCAGGTGTCATGATGTCCATATCCTGTGTGGCATTATCATAACGTATGGTCAATGTGATCATCATGCTTTCGCTGTTGCTGTAATCAAATTGATCATAGGCAACTGTCTCGAGATAGCATCCTTCTAGATACCAGTTCTCAAGCACGCCATCATTGGAGCCGTCGAGCGTTTCGATCTGTGTGGTAAACTTATAGTTGATACCTGCTAAGAAACTGGTCTGATCGAAGTGATTCATCTGTTTCTGAAGCTGATATGCCACCAATGTGCTGACGCTGCTGTTTACATCATCGCGAACAGTGATTTCTATGGTCTGCCACTCTGGTTTTTGTGGCACATACATGATGTTGTTGTAGCTGTGAATGGGTGTGCTGTTGTGTTGTATGTTAGGACGTCCTGCAGTGGCTACCTGGCGTGTGAGCTCGATAGCTGCCCCGCTAGGACCAAAGCTCTGCATGCTGACCCTGAAGCGATATTTCAGCTTCGGCATTAGTATGCCAGTGCCGCTGATTCCTGGTACAACCGGCACGCCAAACTTGCTGAGTGTTGGTTGGAAAGCCATGTGTTAGTCTCCTGTCTTGCAGATTATTTATGCCTGACCGGTCTCGCAAAACCAGCTATAAATTGCACCAATAGCGTTTATTCTATAAACTAGTACATGTTAACTCGATACGTTCCAGACCGATACATCCTATTTGCTTTCCAGATAGCGGCACACCTAGCATTCTTTTATCAGCTATGCTACGGAAGTCTCTACTATTGGTCCGTCAGTTTTTTGGTTTATTTTATCACAGGTTGTCTTGGTATGACGATGACCTACCACAGATTGCTCAGTCATCAAAGTTGGAAATCTCCACGCTGGTTTGAGATCGCGGGCACGTTGTGTGGAACTTACGGACTCACGGGAAGTAGCATAGCTTGGGTAGCCATTCATCGCGAGCACCATCATCACACTGATAACGAAAATGATCCTCACAGTCCTAGGCATAAAGGATTCGTGCGAGTCCAATGGTTAAGCATGTTTGAACGTACAAACCCTCGATATGCCATGCATTTGATCAGGGACAGGTTTCATGCCTGGCTTCATCAGCATTATTTTTTGCTGCACTTGGCAATAGCACTAATCTGGTATCTAATTGATCCACGTTTACTCGTGAGCTGTTACTTGGTACCAGCTGCTATCTTATGGAATGCAGGATCATTCATAAACACCTTAACACATATGGTAGGTTATCGTAATTATGACACCAAGGACGATAGCACCAACATATGGTGGTTGGGTTATCTTATGTGGGGAGAAGGTTGGCATAACAATCATCACAACCGCCCAAATCAATCCAAGTTTGGAGAAAAATGGTGGGAACTTGACGTTGCTTATTGGCTAATAACCATAATAGAAAAGAAAAAATATGATAATCACAGGGCATAGTGCACGGATAGGCAAACATCTGCATGCTGCATGGCCCAATGCCATTGGTATGAGCAGGAGCAATGGCTGGAACATATCAGAAACCTCTCGCATAGTAGAAGCAGCTGCTCAGCATGATATTTTCATTAACTGTGCTCACGGCCAAGGTTTTCAACAAACCACACTGATGATGGCATTATTCGATGCCTACAGAAACAGTGACAAGCTTTTCATTACTATAGGTACAGATGCAGCATATAGCAGCAAGTGGGCAGTGGTATATGAACAATATCCAATAGAAAAAAGTGCGTTGCACGCAGCGATAGAACATCTGCAAAATCTATCGCATCGATGCCGTATAACTCTGATAGAACCAAATGATATTAAGGATTTTTCTTTAGATAAGATCAGCAACGCTGTGCAATTTGTCATCGATAATCCAGACGTAGAGATAAAAAATATAAGATTTCAAGGTAGGCAAAATGGATGATCTGTTATTTCTACCGTTAGATATACCACCAATACCAGATAAGCAATTAATCCTAGACGCGTTCCGAGGGACAGAAAGATACGTATGGTGGGATGAACAGATATTACTTGGAAACAAGGACTACACCAAACCACTTGGATATCCAGAACCCTGGAATGAATGTGCATCATCATACCAATCGTTGATCAAGCACATCGAAACATACCTTCCGTTTGAATGGTTCAGTTTTGTGAGATTAGCTAGAGCTCACAAACCTGTGGGTTTGCACATAGACGACAATTTTGAGGTACCGCCTTTTCCTCATCATAAAGCTATTACCAAACAGTTGAAATCGCACCACATAGATAATGAGCCAATAGGTTATAGGATAATTTTGAGCGGTAGCCGTGATACTTTTTACTTTTGCAAGGATATTGACCCAACTTATCAAAATCACCCAATACAAAAGAAACATTATGTCAAGATTCCGGAATCAACTGATTTCTTTCTAATTAAAAATTATCAGCAACCGCACGGCGTTGATACTAACGAAGATGACAACGACCGCATAGTTGGATTTCTTCTGGGAAAAGTTAATGTCACAGAACACAAAAATTTAATTGCACGCAGCTTACAGCGATACAATGATTATGTGTTGCGAGAACTATTATGACAGTTAAAATTATTGACAGGTTTGACGTAACTCTCACAGACGGAGTGATATCTAATTTTGACGTTATGGTAATAAAGAAGTTTATGGCTGAGCACGAATGCGATGCTGTGATAAACGAAGCCACACTTATAAAAATACCAAACGTGCCTGCCCCAGTTTGGACGATAGACAATTTTATTTCAGAATGGCATGATAACAGCAACTTAACCTACTATCGTTTGGCAGATCCAGAAAGCTTATCTGCAACAAATCTCATATCTTGCTATCATCAAATGCACAACTGCATACACCAAATACGGCAACGCAACAAAGATCTCATTAAATATGACAAAGGTCATAGATATCATTTAGAACTGTTGCACTATCGAGAAGGTAATTATTTTGGAAAACATACCCACGATTTTGACCCGCAATGTGTAGGTTTAATCCTATTACTAAACTCTTTTAAGAGAGATTATGATCAAGGTGGAACAATATTTTATAGAGACAACGAAGTGATAGAAATCAACAATTATGCTACTCAAGGCGATCTTATTATCTTTAGATATGATATGATGCACGAAGTTACAAATGTTGTAGGAATAAAAGGGAGATGGGTAGCAGTGCTGCCGTATTACTAGGATTATGAACTTAAAAATTAAGATACTAATAGGCATTAACCACCTAGCCGCTGTATATGGCTTACTATACGGCAACGCATCTTATCTATTTTTATCATTAGTTGGTCTCTTGCTCATCAATAAAGTTGGCGGTGAAGTAGGACTTCACAGATATTTTTGTCATAAGAGCTTTAGTACAACCAAGATTAAGCACTACATTCTAATGGTTTTAGCATGTTTAAATTGTTTTGGACCCCCCTTGGCTTGGGTAGGGGTACATCGCAAGCATCATGCGTACAGCGATACAGAAAAAGATCCGCACGGGCATCAACCTATGTGGCGTATTTGGACAACTTTCTGGCATCCGTTCAATATTGAAACCAAGTATGTAAGTGACCTAGTAAGAAATAAAGACCAATTATTCGTATATAAGTGGTATTTTTGGTTAATAGGAACCGTCATGCTTAGCTTATGGTTAGTTAATTGGCAACTGCCCATATTCCTGATAAGCATACCCAGCGTACTCTCATTCCATCTAGCCGGTTTAGTAAACACTGTATGCCATCACTACGGGGACAGAGACTTTGATACCAAAGACCATAGCTACAACAATAGATGGGTTAACGCCATTACCTTGGGAAGCGGCTTACATAACACGCATCATGCCTATCCGGCCAGCTGGGATAATCGACGCCATCCTGGTGATATAGATTTACCTGCTATAATCATAGAAAAATTTCTCATAGTAAAAGGATAATAGGTTGAGGATCGTTGGAGGCAAAAATCTTATTCACATAGGCAAGCTTCCTCGTTTTCTGTTCAAAGAATTAACTCAACGAGTTGAATCATTGACAGAGGATGATTGGCAACCGATAGCTAGGCCAAAAGGTCGCGATGTAATATATTTTAAATATAATTCGGAACACTGGAACAACGGAGAAGATCATTATCAGGGCAGACAACTAGATCCCGCACAATATGATAACACTACCATATACGATGCATGGTATGATTGGGCAGATATATTACAACCAATACTAGATCATATAATAGAAGTACACTTCCAAGGCCTAGATGTATTTGTTAATAAATGTTTTTTCAATCGATTGGGTCCACAAGGATTATTATGGCCCCACTGGGACGATGAACCCAGCATGGCAGTCAGTAAACGTGTTCATCTAGTAGTAAAAACTCACCCGTTGGTTGATTTCATAATAAATGAGAACATCTTCCATTTTTCAGAAGGCGACTTGATAGAAATAGATAACATAGCCATGCATAGCGTAAAGAATAACAGCGAGATATGGCGTATCCACATGGTCATGGATTTTTACCATCGCAATTTCGTTAACGAACTTGTGTATGGTCGACTTGACCGTTTACCAAATGAATCAAAATTTAGCTTGACATATGTACCATGAAACATTCGGCTATTTTAATATCAAATCTTATCCCTGATAGACAGTCTGTATATCATTCTGTGGTTACCCATCCCCAAGTTGATTATTTCAACGGTCCTGCAGCAATTCACGGTTCAGCCAATTCTTCTTGGACAACAGTTAGTTTGGCTAGAGAACTGCTAGAAAATTATGACGATATAATCAACGATTGCACTATACAAGGTGGATTGGAGTTTGTTGCTGTTCGACCAAATCTGGTTAATCACAAACACAAAGATGACCTTGGCAATGCTAATGGCTTTGCTAGGCGTACACTTTTGATGATCCCGTTGAGTTACGAGAGTCTAACTCCTTGCGACTATTACGACGATGATGGAAATATGATAGAAACATGTGATCCAAAACAAGGGTGTGATTGGCTTCATGACACTCAAGCGTGGCATGCCTTCACAAATGGACCAAGTTTGAGATTACATCTAGAATTTGGATTTAACGAAGACTTTGAAACTGTGTATACTCTAATAGCCAAGGGGAAATTGTTCCGTAACTACGAGGTGTCTGTTTTTAATGTCTAAAGCTTTTTCATATGACGGTGTTATTGTTTTTGCAGCACCAAGAACTGGTTCCACTTTTTTGGTAGAAATGCTCACGCACGTTCTACAAGCCAAACATAAAAAAGATACTTTCAAAAATCTATATGAAGTTTTTGAATCATCCAGTGCATTCACATCATCTTGGGATCCGATAACGGTAGACAGATACGAATGGATACCTCGTCCTTATATAAACGGTGTATTATATCAAAGATTACACAGACTGTCTACTGCAAATATCATACCTGTTTTTAAGATATTCATGCAAGATTTTGAAGGTGAAAACTATAAAATCTATGAAAATCTGTTCAGTTCTGCAAGATATTTCAAAATAATATTGAATAGGTATGACGTTACATCTCAGATAATATCATACGTGTTAAGCAAGTATTCAAACATCTGGCACATACGCAATCAAACTATGCGTAATCAATATGAAGAAAATAGTAACAAAAAATTTGAGGTAGATTTAGATCACGTATATTACATTGGTCGTAATATCATTAACCTTTACGCTTGGCAATTATTCAATGATACAGTTACAAGCATTTGGTACGAAGATTTGCCAGCTGTTGAGATTCCGGAATTACAAATAAGCAGGCACGATACGTTATCATATGAGAGCGATCAGCAAAAGATGAACTCTAATCATGTTGAAAGATTAAAAGCAACAGCCACTAATGCCTTAGAAGTTTTAACTGAGATATCAAAACTCGAACGAAGCATCTCAAAGGTAAGAGATATGGTAAGGAATAAAAATGCAACTGCATAAGCCGTTCCCACAAATAGTTTTTGACACAGCAGAATTTGTTGACCTCGTGATGGACGGATTCAAAAATAAATCTTGGATACATTACGCTAGTGCACCCGCGGGAGACCTCTTCGCCGATCCTCCCCCGAGCTTGATGCGCAACTTCAAGACCAAAATCTGGGAAAGCAGTTACATCACATGGATACACAGCGACGGTTTTATAAGCATACACAAACACAACGGCGAAACAGTTTCAGATGATCTAAAGGCAGTGCCGGATTATGTTGAAGATCGCGATATCAACGTTTACAAGATGCGTGCCACCCCTAGCAACTTGCCAGGTGACAAGTTTAGAGACAAGTCATGTGCATTGATAATACCAATATTTGGTATGGGAACAAAACCAACTAAGTACTACGACGAAGACAAAAATTGGGTAGAAGATATCTATACGTCGGTGCCAACCTTGTTCAGGGTAAATCAATGGCACAACGTGGACAATTCTGGAGGAGCTAATCGGCTCATGATGATGTTAAATTTCTATGAACCGCTTGAATTTGAATCAGTTATCCAACTTATAGAGGAAAATTTGGCATGACAAACACAATAAGGACCAAATATCAGCTGCCAACTTTTGCCAAACTTCCCGGCATTAGCTTTGATATAGATGCCATGAAATCAGAAGTTAAAAGGTTAGAAAGCGAGTGGGTAAATCTTTTTCAGGCGAACCGAGGACTGTGTAGCAATCACGAAGAGCTTGCAGAACGCAATTATATGCACTTTGACCAGATTAATCTAACCTATTTTGAACCTACCCTAAACACCATGATGGATCTAAGCGATCTTAAAGCAGAATGCAAGACTATAGCTAGATCAGATTCTCTGGGTAAAACCAAAGTAGAGAAATTCCGTAACAAAATACGACGCACAGACGTGGTTCCACCTGCTATGAATGAGCATAATTGGTGGCATCCTCTCAAGGCCTATGAAGGAAGTTATTTTCAACATGCCATAGAATCTCAATTCAAAGCAAGACCTATTAGAGTCAGACTTACCAGATTAAAACCAGGCAGCGATTTAACCCCGCATATAGATTACGGTCCCGAATATGCGGTACGTGTGATAGTGCCTATACAAGGTACCGACGGTGTTACCAATCTATTCTGGGTAAGAAATCAATTGGAAGAATATCAGATGGCAGCAGACGGGTCTGCATATTTCTTAAACATAGGACACCGGCACGCAGTCAATCATCAAGGCGATCAAGACAGGATATGTCTGATGTTTAGTCTAGCTGGCCAAGATGATATACAAACACTTTGATGCCAGACGATAACATTTGGTTGTCACCAACAGAGGTGCGCGACAGCACTATTCACGGTCGTGGTAGATTTACGATCGATAATATAAAATCAAATTCTATTATAGGTATCATCATAGGAGATATAATTCCAATCGACGGAAAGCATCTTCCTATACTGGGTACCGGATATTGTATCAGATG